CACTCACTATGGCTTGGTGCTAATTTAGATTTAGGCACTCTAATGTTTTTTACCCCCAAGCTCTTTAACCATTTTACAGTGTGTTCTACTGCATCATGTGAAGCATTAAATCTTTCTACAAACTTATTTGGCATTTTGTTTTTTTAACCATTTTTTATGTTGCTTTGCAGTCCTGCCTTCTCTTGACCATTTAGCATTAAGTTTTCTTCTTTTCATCTTATTCATCTTGGCTTTTTTATTAGGCATATTTAATCCTTATTTCTTCTAAATGTTTTTCACATGCAAAAGCCACAGTCACAGTTTTTAAATCTCTTTCCTCAAAGCGTTTATCTTTGTCAGCTAAAATGACATCAGTAAGCTCAAACTCTGCTAGGCTGTTACATCTATCAAAACTGCAAATTGGTGGATAGATGGGGTTTATATTAACCATCTTGCCACCACTTTAATCTCTCTTTAAGTTCTGCCCTAAGCTCTTTTAATTCATCCTTAGTCCACTTCTTAATAGTAGTGCTTGCATTAACTAATTTTCTATACCTAACAGCACCCAGCTTTTCTTTCATCCATTTGGTGTGATAGTGTGGATTCTCTGTCATTGTTACCATGTGGCAAGTAAAACACAAAGCAGATACATTTCCATATTTTAAATCCCATCTCAGTGCTTTATTTCTTCTGCCAAAATAATGTGAAGCCTGTAGTTTCTTAACTCCTTTATGTTTATGGCAATGCTCACAAATTCCTTGAGCCATGTGCCTAACTAATAAGCTAAATAATTTATCTTCTTGTGAATGTTTTATTTTCATTTAATAATCCTTTTTTTTCCATCCGTCTTTTAATGCTTTAAATCTAAGGTCATTATTTTCCTGACCATAAAGAATACCACAATAAATGCCTGCCCTTCCTAATGCTTCACTTATCCATATTTTATTTATTGGCAACACTGACTCATCCATAATACTTTGATAAAACGTTTCAGGATAGTCTTTACTGCTTCTAAGTGTTTTTTCATATTCTATAGCCACTACACAACCTTCCTAAAAGTTGCTGGTTGTTTGCAAGAACCACAAATCATAGTATTGACACCAATCTTTCCAACAGCATCACAGCACTTACTTAAAACCTTTGCATTATCCCATCTGTTTGGAAATGGTTTTCTTATTGTTCTCTTGTGCTTTAATTTACTTTTTCTGCTTTGAATTGCTTTTTTGTTTATTAACATCTACTACCTTTTTAGTCCTATTAAATATTTTTTCATAGTTCTTATCATATATCTCTTTATTAACTGGTCTTGGTTTATCCCCTTTGCCATTAGTCGCCACCATAGGCTTCACCAATTTGTCCATAGGAATTGTCTTTGTGTTCTATCTGCCTATCAATCTCTTCTTTTTCTTTTATTTGCTTGGCAAACATCTCCATGCTTAGAGTTGGTTTTTTATCTAAGCCATCTAAAAGTTGTTGGGATTTTTGAACCTTAACAGTCTCTGCTCTAACATATTTTTGTTTAGCCATTAAGACAAACTGTTGCCCCCAATATTTAATTAGCTCAAGCTCATCAGTATTTATTTTTACTAATACATCTTCAGTCATTCTATAGTCTCCTGCTTTTAATTCTTTTCTGTACTTCTTTTTCATGAACCTCTCTTCTCTTTGGAAGTATTCTTTTTTTACAGCATCTGCTTTCTCCCCAAACTTCTCTATTATCATAAAACTGATGTCCTCCACATTCATAGCAATATCCGATATTGAATCCACCAGTCTCTTTCTTAAAGTCATCCAGCTTGGTTGAGCCTTTTGATTTAGCCGTCTTAGTTCCAAAATTATTTCTACACCAATTTCTTGCAAAAGCCTCATAGTCCTTATATTTCTTTCCTGATTGTTTTATATAGTCAATCATTTTTTCTATTTCATTATCAACATCTACACTGCTGTCAAACCTTTTTTTTAATTCAGGCTTATAGTCTTTAAGTATTTTCTCAGCTTTAGAGACATCATTTAAAGTAAAACTTTCAACCACTGTAAAAACCATAGTGTCTTTATCTAATAACCCCTGCCCAATCAGCCTATCTATCACAGCTTTCTGAGGTCTTACATTTGGATTCAAATTATCTAATCCACCATATTGATATTCTATAAATGTCTTTACCCACAGCTTAGTTTCATCTTCATATACAACCACCTTATCTGCAAACTGTTTAAACAGCTTCAAGTAACAATCTTCTTCATATTTAGTTTTAAGATGAAAGTTAAATGAGTCACAATCAAAATCCATAATGCCTGCATGGTCACATCTTGTAATTAAATATAGCCACACTGCTTTTTGCCAAACCTCTAATTTCCTAAACCAAGTTTTATCCCATAGCTTGGTGTCTATGTATCTCTTTGCCATTTGTTTCTCTTATCCTTTGCTTGTTATTTTAAGTTTTAAATATCTATACATGGCTGACAAACCACCCAAAGAAAGTATTGTATATGCCAACCCATGTGGTTCACCACAAAAACCTAATAAGTGTTTTAAAGCTTCCACTATTTTTTATCCTCTAACCATTTTTCATTGTACTTGTCAGCCGTTGTTGGCTCTCCATCATACATCCCAAATTTTCTTTTATACATTTCATCTGACATCAGTCCTTGATACCACCACCAGCCATTGCCATTTGCTTTTAAAAATTCATCTCTTTCTTTGATATATATAGGGTCATCTAAACCTTTATATGGAAAACCCTTGTTCTTGTTGTTTCTCCAATCATAAAAATATGAGTCATTAGTTTTTGGTTTCATTTGTCTCTTTCTCAATTAATAGTTCCAAATATTTCTTGGCTTTTTGCAAATCCTCTAAACCATTTTTAAACTTATATCTTATAACATATTTTAAAATATTGCCCTCACAAAATCCTAACCCCCAAGATAAAATAAACTTGGTGACTTCTATTCCTTTTTTATAATAGTCAGGATTGATTGGGTCTTTTGTCATAAGGTTGTCTTTCTGTGCTTGGTTCTTTGGTAGTTGTTCATTTTAAGCCAACACTCTTTAAGCTGTGCTGTGGTGGTGTCTCCACCACTTATCATGCCACAATATTCTCTTGTTACGCTGTCCTTTTTTCCTGTCTTTAGGTTTATGTTTGAATGAGTACAATGTGGGCATATCTTGTTTATTAATGCACATACATCAAACATATATTTGGGGTGCTATAGAATCTATAAAAACATAACACCCCTTTATCCACTGCCATCCTCTTTGCTTAGACGTTATAGTCAATTTAAGCCCTCATCTGCTCTGCATGGTTTTGTATTAATCCCTCAATGGTGTCTGACCCTTGTTGCATGGTCATAAGGTCTATTGAAACGCCATCAAGATTTAAAGATTTTAAAACATTCTTTATAGCAATTATTCCATGTTTGTCTCCAAAATCCTTATTAAAATCATCAGTTAATTTTTTAATATAATTCATTTGATTTTCTGTAATGGGCTTTTCACCATTTTTCATGTTAGGATTATGACCAGTTATAACAGCCTTTTTTGCTGTCTTTGTTTTTATAGGTTGGCTTTCTCCAGCAGGCAAATCTTCACCTGCATAGATATACAAACCTAAACCATGTAAGCTAATAGCTTTGGTTAGACATCTCATTATTGATGTATTAACCTCAAAAGCATTTGGTTTTTTTACAGTATTGTTTCTGTGGTCTAATACTGGATGAACCTGAGTCATCTCAATATCCTCTGCAATTACTGTAACCTTAACAAAGCAACCTGCTTCTGTTTGTTGATAGGGTTGCTTATTTCCCTCAAGACCCCATTCATGAATCTTCCAATATGCTTCAGGTGCAACCTTTTTTAATTCAGTGACTGCCCATGCCCAAGACAAATATGTAAACTGTCCTTTTTTCTCAGCAAATCCTGAGACATTAACTTCACTTAGTCTTTGAAATAGGCTTTTCTTTTTTTCTGCCATTTGACTTCTCCTTGTTTTTTACTTTTCCACTTTCTTGAATCTGTTTAAACAGTTCTCCCCATGCTCTCATTTCTTTTTCTGACCTGTTAAGCATTTATCATTTCCATTAATCTCTTTTCTTGAATATTTAAAATAGATGACATGCCAATAATATGTTTAGCATGCCATGTTCTTTTATTATCAAGTAAAAGTGAAAGCATTGATTCACTCACAAGCATTTGCTCTGCCAACCAACACTGCTTAATGCCATTAATAAGCAAAAAGTGTTTTACACCTCTATCTGTAAATTTCATTTTTCTCATTTGTATTTGTTCCTTTATTAATTCTTTGCCTTTTGTTATGTCTATTGCTATCATTAATTTTTATTATTGCCTATCTCTATTAAATTTATTCTGTGTATGTTTTTAAGATTAACAGGGTCAATTATTATTTCCCTCTCTTCTCTTTCATCAGTATAAAATAAAACATCTTTTTTTCTAGCTTCTGCTTTTAAGATACAAGCCTCACCACCTAAACTTAAAAACCTATATGCAAACATTTTAGCTATCTTAGAATCAGTTGTCCATGACACACCAACATTTAAATCAAAATCAGAATTGTCTTTTAAAAGTATTCCCCTGTATAATATAATTTCTTTAGGTAGCTCTTCAAACTTGCTATAGCAATCTTCACTAGCACAGGTTACAGGTGCATGTTTAAAAATTGTTAAAACATTGTCCCATGTTTCAAATTCATTTAATGGGTTCTCAGACTCTTGGTATAACTCAGCAAGTTTTAAAAAGTCATCATGGTTTATTTTATAGTTTGCCATGTGTAAAGCTTAATTCACAAAACCAATTACATGCAAACTTTTTTTTACAGACTTGTATTTTTATTATTATAATATCAATATTTTTATAATATTTATAGCTGTTAGGTAACAGCTTGCAAAGTGTTAAATACTTAAAATTTTTAAGTGAAAACAACAAAACACCTTAATATTTTAAATAATAGGCAAATTGCTTTTAAGGGGGGTGATTAAGCCCTGACAGGTGTCAAGGTAAGTTTACATAAAACCAATCAAAAAAATAATAAAAGTAAGTATTTGGGGCAAATTTGGGATTTTACTGAGAAGGCAAAAAAGGGCAAAAAAGGGGCTATTTACCCCTAGTTTAGTTTGAAAATCAAACCCCATAAAATGCCCCAAAACTAATAATTTAAAGTTCCTCAAAACTAAATGAGATTGAAAAAACATTGTAAGCAACTTCTGTAAACTCAAAAGTCTTATCTGTAAATCTTACATTAAAACTATAATTTGAGCCATCTTCAGAAAAATGAAAATCATTTTTTTGTCCTTCCGTATATTCAAAAAGAACTTCTAATTTTCCTTTATCAGTTGAATTAAGATGGGAATAGTTTAGAGTCCAGCTTCTTTTTCTACCATATTTTTCAACAGTATAAGCAGTGTTGTCATAAGCTCTATTTAAAATAATTCCATTGTAATTTCTACCATACCTAACTCCAACCTGTGGATTTGTGCTAGGAGTATAGTCACCATTTCCAGTGCCATCACTAGCTCTAGCAAATTTTGCTGAGGTCACTGCCATTATAAATCTCCTTTAATTTTATTGGCTTCAGTCTGTTTAAACACTCTATTCATCTCCTAACCAATATCCTACAATGCTTATCATTCCTACAGTCCTTTTTAATTCAACTATTATAAAACCAACATCATCACCTGATACATTTTTACCATAAACATAACCAATATCTGAAAACTGAAAAATGTCACCAACTTCCATATAATAATATTTTGGGTGAATAACATCAAAACTTGCAACCATTCTTGGTTCACCATAGTGAGCAAACCTTTTGTCTTTCCAGTTTGATATGCCAGTTGCATCATTTAAAATTTCAAAGTTTATTTCTTGGATATTTTCATTGGTCTGACTTCCAAAGTTGTAGTTGGTTCTAGGGGTTGTGTTGGTTTCTGTTGATATGTTTTGAAATTCTTTTGTTGCAGGATGTGGGTTATAGTTTAGTTTCATTTTTGTAACCACATCAGATGCAGGTGTAATTTTAAATTTTATGTTTTTAATTTCAGCCTTTGCAAAATTAAGAGTGCCACCTGCTGTGCTTGTCTTTACATTAGATGTTGGGTGTGGGTCTATGTATTTATAAGCCCCCTGACAGTCAGTTCTAAAAATAAAATTTCCTTCATACTGACATTTATTCATCAGGTCTTGCAGGCTTTGAATTTGAAATGTACTGTGGTTAACTACATAGTTTGACCTTGCAGAATCCAGTGTAGCCCAATTTGTAGGCACTGCAGTTATTCCACCAAACCTATAAATTAAGTCTCTGTGCATGTCCACTATAGTTGTTGTGAGTGTACTGGTTGCATAACTTTGTGTGTAACCATCAGCCCCACAATATAAATAATCTATGTCAAGCACTTCTCTCATTCCTGACTGCAGGTTTTCATTTGCTTGAGTAAAATCTATAGACTGTTGGCATGTTATTCTAATGTCATAAATTGAAGCATAGTGTAAAAAAGTTCCACTGCCTGAATGTTCTTCAATTAAAGCTTCTGTCCTAAGTGCAAGCTGTTTAGGAAACCCATCAAGGGTTGCAACACTTGCAGTAAGTGTTTGTGTTATGATTGAACCACTAACACCTGTGCTATCTCCTGAGCCTGCTTCTGAAATGGTAAGTTGGTTTGTGGTTTTGTTCCACACTGAGTTGCTGTCTGCATCAGAAAAATCAGTATCATCCAGCCTTGCATTTAATCTTACTAAAGCATCACCACCCCAGCTAACAGCATCAGCCACAGTGCCATGTAATTTATAAGCAATCACAATAGTGTAAGCTGTTGGTATTCCACTATATTGAGGCAGGTCATAAATTCCTATACTATTTTCACCAGTGGTTTCATCAGTGTTAGTTCCTGAAAGACTAAAAGTTGTTTGCTGTGTTGTAGCAAAATTTGTAGTGTCATCAGCACTAGAGTTATTAAAAGCGTTTCCTGTATTTGTCCAACCACTTCCTGAGCCACTTGAGAATCCTACAGGCTTTTGTTTTGATGACCTATATAATCTGTAATCTGCATAAGATATGGCTACACCATTATAAGACTCACTGGCTGTGTCAAGTGAGCCACCTGAGTTTATAGCTATTGGCACAAACTCTTCTAAAGCCTCATCATAATAATGTGGGTAAGCATCAGCAGAAACAGTTGAGTCTCTTAGCAAAGCCCTTACAAATGCTTGCTTTGCTTTATCAATAATTGGCACTCTCCAAAGGCTTTTGCTAGTTGCATATCCTGCATAGGCATTTGGTGTGTAGCTTCCATAGGTTATTGGTGCAGGTGTATTGTTGTCTGTTTCTCTT